CGAGACCGCGGCCATAGTTCTCACCTGCGAACAGAGACCAGTCTAGGACCAAGAGATCATAGTCTTTCTCGTTCTGGTACATCGGCTTGCCGACGGGGATGCCCTCGACTTCCTGTGTGATCTTCCAGCGCTTACCTTCTTTGATGTAGTGAGTGTAGAGGTCCAGCATATCGTTGTCTTTGATACGCGGCTGAGCCTCAAGGATCAAGGTTTTGGTGGCGTCATCGAATGTATCGAAACGCTTCTTGTCAGCAAGGACTACTTCGAACTCTTTGCCTTTGAGATCGCGGCGGACGCCGTATCGATCGACAGGATAGAGCACGCGCTCTCCTGTAGGCAGGCGGCGCAGCAGTACATTACCAGTAACGATAAGGTGCTTAGCTGCCATGATGGCTACGGGGCGGTACTCGACAAGGTTCAGATGGCGCAGCGCGGCCTCAGAAATCTTCGAGGTTGCGTCGCGTACCATCTCCTGCATCTGGCCGGAGTTCTCTTCGCCGATCTCTTTTTCGAGTTCGAGCTTAGCCTTAGGTGTCATTGCGATTGTAAAGAACGGGCGGCTCACAGGGAACAGCACGTCTACGATTTTGTTGGCTAGGTGGTTGACCCAGCGAGCGCCTTTGTTGACGCTTCCATGAATCTGTTCAGTGTTCTCACCACCGTCAGGCTGCATGATCGCAGCTACGGTCCAGCGAGCGAAGGTCTCAGAGCGGGTGATCAAGTCACCCTTCTCTGCATCCATCTGTTCCCAAACATCATCGATACGATGTTGCGGTGTTTTCATTAGAGGCCACCGACCTGACCGACTGCCTTAGTCGTTCCGCCTTTAGCCTTCTTCTTCTTCGTCAGGGCTGAGGCTGCTGTGCCAGTCGGCGTGTCAGGTGCACCGAGAACAACCTTCGCTTTACCCGCGTCAGAACCCAGAGCAGCTTGTGCCCGTGCTTCTTCCTCTGCTTCCTCGATTGCTGCCTGCTCTGTAGCCTGTACGGCTGCGGCCTGCTGGTCTTGTTGGTTCTTGAGCTGTGCGTCGTACGCGTCCTGCTGCTGCTTGAGCTGCTTCTTAGCTGCCTTCTTAGCGTCGCTGACACCCTTTAGTGTGGCGACGGCCCCGATAGCTAGTAGTGCTGTTGTTACACCCATAGGTTTCTCCTTACAGGCGTAGCGCCCAATATTGTTCGGCGGGTTTATACCCTTTCCGTGTTAAAATTCTTTCGGCTATCCTCGGAGATGTCTCCAAGGTGCACATGCGTACTTCGTCTACGCCGTTGTCTTCTCCGGCCTTCTGGAACGCATTCAACAACAGGACGCCCTGATTGTCTGTGCAGTACCAGCCCTGTTCAACGAGGTAGGCTTGATCCCGGAACCCGTCTGGAATTATCCAGCCGCCGATGAAGCCGGTGAGCGATTCTTCAACTTCGTGTTCGTAGACCGCGCCGTCGTACAGCTCGTGCTTATCGCTGACTGCAGCGTCAGCATAGTAGACCGTACCCTCGTACAGTTTGTGCTTGTCGCTGACTGAGACGTACACTACGCCTTCCTTCACCATACGATAGAGAGTTTTGGCCGTTTTGTATCCATTCAGAGGTACGTCGTAGTATTCCGTGTTCATGGCGCGGACCAAGTATTGTAGCTGGGGCAGATCGCGTAGTTTTGCTTCCCTGATCATAGCCGACCTCCGATCATAGCTAGCATGGACTCTTTGATGTCCCGCTTAGCCTGTTCGTATCCGATCTCGTAGTCACCATCACCCTTTACCAGAGTCTTAGCTTCCAGTAGTAGACTAAGATGGTCTCTTACTGGTTCTGCTATAAGGGTTGCTTGTTGTGTCTGTAGCATTTATTATCCTATTCTATTACTGTAGCAGTAATCTCTTGGATAACCTGTTCTCCTAGTTCTTCTTGTAGTTCTCTAGGTATATTTAATCCTGATAGATGATACTGTATAGCTAGTATAAGCATATCTTCCAGAGATAAGTCATTATACATGAGTTTCATCCTATCTGAATATCTTCTATAGGACAGGTTAAGGTTTTAGCCGAAGAAATACGGGGAATTTAGAACCTGTTCAAGGTCCAGATCGCCCTTCTCTGGCAGAGGTGGTAGCTCGATACCGAGAGCTTTCTCGTGTGCTTCCTTGAACTCCTTGAGCAAGTCGTTCTCGGAGTGCAGCTTTACGAACTGTTCTTGGATGATCCGTTGGAGCTTACCGGCGTCAGCTGCGTGGGTTCCGAAGTCATCGTGGATCATGGCGAAGGAGTTGATACCCTCTGCTAGACAGGCTACGATCACCATCATCATGTGCGTGGCGTCAACGTGGTGCACCTGATTAGGGCTGCTGCCTTGTCGCTGCTTACGTACGTCGATGTCGTTGGTGTTCGACGCTACCCGGAGGAACAGCTTGCCGCCGATCTGGGTCTCGATCTGCCGGGTCTTGAACTTCATACGCTTCTGGATCACTGGGAAGCCCAGAGGGGAGGTGTATGTCAGTCCGTGACCTGCCTTGCCGATGATGGCCGAGGCGTCCTGTATCCACTTCATAGCGGCCCGTGCTGCGATCACAACCTCACCGATGCTTTCCCAAAGGATAGGGGCGAGGAAGATGCAGTGCTTGAACGCTGTATTCTCTGCGAAGCTGCGCTCAGCCTTCTCACGATACCACTTGTAGATCGAGCCAGTGCACGCCTGCTGTGTGCTGCCGTAGGGCAGGGTCATGACAGGGGTCTTGGCTAGGCTGCGTGGCATACTATCGCCGAGGATGAACAGCCAGTTCTTCGCGGCTGGTGTGTCCATTGCTTTCAGTTTAGCGTAGCACACGTCAGCAACGCGCTGGTAGATGTCAGCTGGTGTCTCAGCAGGCATGAGGTTCACAGCGCTGCCGCCTACGCTGTCACGCAGCATAGCGGAGAAGTGCTGTAGGCCGTTGCAGGAACCGTCGAGGCCCACGGGGAGGTGGGACACGAAGTCGCGGTGATCAGCTAGCTCCATGCAGTCACGGAACTCGAAGCACCATGCGAGGAACTGCCAAGGCTTGTCTGCCTGTGTCCAGACACCGCGGTTCCCGATGGGATCGTCGGCTGCTGCCATGAACTGCTGAGCGTTCTCGAACACCCAAGCTACGCGGTCGTCGTACGATGCTTTGTCGTAGCCGTACTTGTTCGCGCCGTTGATCATGAACCAGCGGAAGCCGTCTTCACCGAGAGCCTTGCCCTCAGAGAACTCAATCAGCGCCTTGCTGTGGTCCGTACCCTGTGGGTTCAGGCCAGCTGCTGTGGCGTATACGCGGCCACGGAAGTCTGTTTGATACACATAGAAGAACTCGTCGTGCTTGGTGAGCTCTTGTGCCAGCCGCATGGTGCGGGAGAAGGCTAGGCTCTTAGCACGGCGCTCGTTCTCAGCTGTGTAGAGCTCACGCATCTCCGCCTTCCAGTTATCAAACGCCTCTGCCAGAGGGCTACCCTCAGCAGGCTTGTGATCTTCTGGCAGACCGTCGAGAGGACATGCAGGGAACTCGATCGGTGCTGCACGAGGCATACCGCATTCGAGGTTGTTCTTCCACACGTACTGCATGACGTCCTTGAGGCGAGTGTTTACCCGCCAGCCGGTGCGCTGCATAGCGTTGATGGCCTGCGTTACGGCAGGCATTTCAGCGTTCTGGTACGCGTGTTTACGCGACCCGTCGTACGAGTTCGACTTGATCAGCGGGGTGCGGGCTCTAAGCTCAGGGCTGTAGAACCCGCCCTCCGTGTTCGACACCCAGTCTGCCGGGGGGATAATGCAGGGCATACGATCCGGGCTCATAACTTCCACGGAATCGTTGTGTCGATTGATCCAGTCGAGGCACTCGTCGGTTGGGACGAGCAGAACGATTGTTTGGTTACGCTTGTTCAAGCTCTTCTGCTTCTTGACCAAGTCTGTCACTTCCATGATGAGGGAGACGATGAGTGCGCCAGCAGCGACCCTGTCTTCACCTGACCAGTCAGTCCACTGTAGACCACGGTCCTCGCCCTTGCCGCGGAGCACGTTGCGCTTGTGGCTATAGCTGGCGATGTTCTTGCGATCGAAGTCTCGGAGCAAGCTGTCGTAGTATTCTTTGTATTCAGTCTCGAAGTGCACGAAACGCAGCTCGTCCTCGCACCGCATCCCGATCTGCATACACATGGTTGTGATGTTGTTGTTCGGGCTGTGGATGGAGTTGATGATTGCACGAAGGCCCAGCAAGGCTACCTTGTCTGGGTCAATTGTGGCAATGAGCTTAGCTACCTTGTTCCGGCGACGCCCGTCAGGGTGCTTACCGTCGAGGTAGAGCTTGATGTGATCCGCGATACGGATGACGTAGCTACGCAGAAGCGTGCTTCCCGCTGATGTCTCGGAGTTACGGGTCTCCTGTGCCGCTGCCTGCTGGCTGCGGAAGCGTTCTACGCCCTTGTTGACCATGTGTTCTTCTAGGTCAAGCTGATCTTGTATCGTCGGCATCTATACTATCCCTTCATAGCTGCTCGTTTCTTCCGCGCTTTAGCGTTCTTCGCTAGGCGCTTCTCTTCTTCTGTCTTGTGGGTTGGATAAATCAAGCCACCGTGCTGAGGCTCTTTGTGCCTCTGACGGTAGGCCATGAGGTTATCAAGCCACTCGTCTACTGTCAATTTGTTCTTAGCACGTCGGGCTAGGTTATGAATCTTGCCCTCAATACCGTTGCAGTTAATACACAGTACGTCTCGTATGTAGCCCGTGGTGTGGTCGTGATCGAGGGCAGGCTTCTTACCGCCTGCCTTCATACTACCCTCACACAACGGGCACTTGTACTTCTGCTTAGCTAACAGCTTAGCTCGTACTGGTGCGATCTGTGCTGTCTTGAGTTTCATTTATACAGCCTCTGTCTACGAACCTCGTAGTATACCTCCCGCCATATGAGCGCTAAAAAAATAAGAGGAATTATAGAAACTAAAGCCAGCACAATAATTTCAGTGTGGTACACTAGACCGACGCCTAGTGCGAGAAACGCTAGAATTACACCTACAACTACGGCTGTTGCCCACAGCGCTGCTATCTTATCCATCTTCTTGTATCCTTCTGATTAATACCTGCTTGTACTTCGCCCCGCACGTCTTGCACTGGACCCGCTGGTCAACAGCCGAGATGTGGGGGCGGGGAGCTTTGATCTCCGTGTCGCAGTAATTGCATTTGAACTTCACTTACTCATTTCCTTTAGCCATTCGATGACGTCGTCAGGGTTATTGTTCCGGCGCATCCAGAGCAGCTGCATGTCTGCGATCATGTGCTGCTGCCATGTTGTTGACCTACCGTCGCGGTAGTCGTGCCACTCGTACGTCGAGCCTGACCACAGCCAAGCACATACTCGGAAGCATTGCCAGTCTGTCGTGCAGTTCTCTAGGTACTCGTACGCTGCGACTGGGCCTACCTTCGTAGACTTGCCCTTGAGGTTACGCGTGTCTGGGCAACCCTTAATGTGATCAGCGGTGTCGCCCATGAGCATCTGTGCCCAGAAGAACTTCGTTCCCCAGCCTAGCACCTTCTTAGTCGTCGTGCTGGTGTCGATCCAGATATCTCCGAAGGGGTCCGTCTCGATCACGACTTCGTCTTGGAAGCAGTAGTGTAGACCGGGGGCCATGCGGAGGTCTTTGTCCTTGGATACGATCACGGAGTTCTCAGGGTCGTTGTAGTTCGCCTGAGCCATGCCGTCGTCGGCCTCTTGATCGAAGTGGATAACTGCGTTCGGTAGCTCACCTATGAAGGCTCTGATGGCCTCTAGGTACATTGGCTTATCACGCCCCTTACGGTTGCCTTGGTACTCCTGAGTGAGCGCCTGATCGTCTCTGTGGCCCTTTGTGGACGCGTTAGGTGTGATGTGTGCCACGTAACTCGTAGCACCTGCCATACGCATGAGGTGATCGAGGCCGTTAAGCGCGTTGTTCTTCATGTCCTCCAATGGTACGCGAGGCTTGAGTCCTTCAAGCTGTTCCTTGGTCTCAGCAGAGACTTGATAGCACATGAAGTCTGCGTCGATGTGGGCTACCCTGTTCGGCACTGCCGGAGGATAGTTCTTATGTGATTTGGTCTGGTCTGGTAGGTTAGTTGGTATCTTCATCTTCCATACCCTCTCGTATATGTTATGCAGTCCGTTCTTGTCAGGATGCTTCCGAACCCACATACCAGATGCAGGTTCGAAATGCTTCTTGAAAAAGTTGTCGAGCTTAGCGTTACCAGTAATGATGCTGAGGTCTACTTGCTCTGACAACCGATCGAAGTCATGGTCCGACATGATCGGAGTGTCCATGTACTCGTAACAGTATGCCGCAACCGATAACCGGATGCGGCGTCTGCGTTCAGCCTCAACCTCAGTCACTACAGACCGAGTGCTGCGAGAGGGTCTTCTTCCGCAGTAGACGGCACGTTCTCGCCGCCCTTTTGCTCAGTCGTAGTCTCTGCCTTAGGGGTTGGGGCTGGGTTAGGTGCCAAGTCTTCCTTGATCGGAACACCGATACCAGCCACCAGAGCTTCCAGCGGGGAGCCGATGAAGTTCGATGCTGCCATGGCCTCGTTCTGGATGAAGTTCTTGCTGACCTCGATGTCTTGGCCCTTGCCGTCGTTCTTGGTGTAGGTACCGTCGATGAAGATCGAGTCCCACTGTTCCTTGCTTGGGTTAGACCAGAGCAACAACTGAACAGCATGTGTAGCTTCCGGTACGTCAAGGATCGTGGTCTCGTTAGTGATCGGGTCAGTCACAGAAGGTGCACCGATGTCCCACACGCCGTCAACCTTGATGTTAGCGTACGTGTTCTTGCCGTCCTTCGACAGGTTGTGTTTGATCTTCACGAGGAAGCCTTCACCCAGCAGCTGTGCCATGTGCTTGATGTCTGTCCGACCAGCGAGCATCTTCTTGAAGAGCTTCTGGAAGTTCGACTTCTCGCTTGACGAGATCGTCAGCTTCTCACGGTGAATGTTAGTACGTGTCATCTTGACGCCGTCTTTCTCATATTCCGTGATGTGCTTAGGACCATTGAGTTCAAAGGTCAGACGCACTTCTGCTGCATCCGGCTTGTCTACGCCTTGGTATGGACGCTGTGGTTGTTTACCGATTTCAACGTATCCAATGAAGCGTGCTGTAGTATAACCTTCTGGTGCTACTGTACGCTCAAAGGCTTTAGTTTCTGTTTGGTCATCATACTGAGCTGCATTACCTGCTTGATCTAGTAGATTAGTCATTGTATTTCTCTCCTATTACAATGTTATATTTTCGTGTCTTCTATACGACAGGTTAACTATCCTGTCGGTTTCCAGTGCTTTAGGTTGAGCATGTTTGGCCCTACCTCTGCATCTACAGGGAAGTCTACGGGACTGTCAATACCGTAGAAGTGTTTTAGGAAGTGTTTAACGCTGGACATTATCTTGACGCAAGCGCCCATCACCTTGTCAACCACCTCATTCATCATATCGAACCAAGAGCAATCGTGCACAGTGTTCACCATGAAGGCTTTGCCATCGAAGTTCCTTTTCTTGTTGAAGTATCTGAACAGCTGACCAAGAGCCAGCTGCATGATCTCGCCGCCTGTCCCTTGTGTCGGGTAGTTCATAATCTCCGGTTGACTGAACTGATCCATGATGCCCTTGTCCTTGAGGAACTTAGGTGCATCGTACGTACGCCAGCCGTACAGAGTACCTGTAGGTGACTGCCACGTACCCTTGCGGAACGTGCGGAAGCCTCTCTCAGGGTCTCTGAACGCCTCTGCGGTAGCATACGCCTCGTCCTCTACCTTCTGGTGGAACTGCACAACAGCAGGATACATCTTTTCCTCTGCCTCGATCATGACCTTAACCTTCTCAACCGTCATGTTGGCTGAGATAGCGATGGTCGAAGCACCGGCACCATAGGCACGTTGGAACGAGAAGATTTTACACTCAGTACGAAATACGCTCCACACGGCGTTCTTGATGTGATCCTCGTTCTTACACCACTCGACCGCCTCTTCGTAGGTACAGCCCTCACGAGCAGCTACCCTGACGCAGTGGAAGTCCACTCCGTTGTTGAGGTCTTTGATCAGGTTAGGGTCGCCTGTGAGCAAACCCTGCACAACCACTTCTAGCTGGCTGTAGTCGATCTCGCCCATCGTGCCCTCGTCTCCGAAGCGGCTGACGAACATCGCCTTGACGCTTGATTTGTCTCCGCGAGGTATGTTCTGCATGTTCGGGTTAGAGCCACTCATACGTCCCGTCACTGTGGACGTGTGGTTAAGCTGGTGGTGGATGATATGATCGTGTGGCTGGATGCAGGTGAACATACCCTTGAGCTTGCCATCTGCGCCACGGCTGATGTAGTACGTCCCGATCTCCTTGTCCAATGCAGTCTTGCGACCCAGTGCTTGAAGGAACGGTACGTCGAGGTTTCCGAGTAGCTCTAGCGTGTCGCTGTCTGTGCTGTAGATGGGGCCACCTTTGCCGTCCTTGAGCGCACCGGGCTTGAGGTCCAGCACCGCTGGATCGACATAGCCCTTGCACTCGTAGAAGAAGTCACGGTAGCGGGTCTTGACGTCACCGGGCACGTCCACGTTCTTGAACTTGCCTTCGCCGTTACGCTTGCCTGACTTGTACTTGTCCTGTATCCAATTAGCATCCGCTCCGTCACAGCAATGGGAACATGAGCCGCCGCCTGTGGCGTGGTTGTCTCCCCCACACTGAGGACACAGCGCTGTATCGTATGTCTTGTATAGACCGGTGCCCTCGTTGTAGCTGCAATACTGCGGATCAACAGGTTTTCCATTAAACAGAGGCCACTTCTCCGTAGCCTTCTTCCGAGCGAGTTCACCAGTCTTCTCGTCGAGGTACGTGTCCTGTAGCTGATAGCGGATGGTGCCTCCGTAGATCAGGCAGGACTTGTTCGGGCCTGACGACCACTTGAATCCTACCTCTTCTGGAATGTCCTTAACGTAGTTAATGAGCTCTTCCTCAGCCTCAGCCAGCTTAGCGTTCAGCTCAGCTAGGTCAGCCTTACCGCGGTCTACGTCGCACTTGATGCCGTTGTACTCCATCTCGGTCGATGCCAGCAGTCCGTCCATGCGCACCTTAATCATCTGCGTCATGCCGTTTTCTTCTGCTTCCTTGATCTGGCCGAGATAGATTAGCTCAGTGTTCCCGATGTCGCCGGAGTTACGGCCCTCTTCCTCGGTCCCGATCAGGTAGTCTTCTACCATTGCAGGGTCGATGTCTGAGGTCTGCACGCCAGCTTCCCAGAGCGCCTTCATTCCGTCGATCTTCTTACGACCACCGTATTGCTCGATGATCTGATCCATGGCGTTCATGTGCGTCTTACGGTCCTGAGCGTTCAGCAGGTAGTGTCCGTACTGCGTGCACCAGACTCGACCACCGCGCCGATAGAAGTCAGCAAGGTTGTCGTAGTCTGCTACCATCTCGTACAGCAGGTCGAACTTGATGTTGTGTCCGACCAGTACGTCTACGTTGTCAGGGATGACGAGCTTGTTGTCAGGCGTCTTGCCCTCGAAGCGTGCCATAGAGCACCGCGTATCGCCCTCGACCTTCCAGCCGCGAGCCACTACGTAGTTATCAGGATGCCATGGGTTAGCCTTTCGTTTGTGTGATTGATGGATTTGTGTTTCTAAGTCGAAGATCATGTAGGCCATACTGGTTCTCCGTTGTGATCTAGTGGTACGTTTCTTCCATTCATTGTTAGTGTGAACCTGTCACCAGCATGAAAGGCTGCATACCATACGCACACATCATTAGCGCTGTCAATATCGAGGTCAATTGCCACGTTCTTTGGTGTTGCGTCTGCGTTGCTAAATACAAGCCTCACGTTGTGTGCCATATCTGTTCCTCTATATGAACCGCGATTTGCCTCGCATACTGAGTTCCATGATTAGGTCCGTAGGGACCGCTAAGTCGTTGGCCTTGAGGATACGGTAGTACCGCTCAAGGACCGCTGTTGATCGATTATTCACGTGCCATCTCCATCCATTCAATTGGTTGCCATACGTCTAAGTCTACTGTTGGGTCATTTGAAACCCACGCTTCTGACCGTGGAAGCCATGTGGCCGCAACAACCTTGCAAATCCTTCCATGGCCGTCGAAGCCCATTCTGTAGTGCCTCAGTTTAACCCAGAAATAAAGTACGGAAACGTCACCGCTTGGCTTACAATCTTGCAAATCCTTCCAGTGCCTTGAGTTCAGGGGCGGCGGATTGTACGCTGTGTATGCGTGCTCGGTCGGCGGTGTGTAGCAGTCTTCGCAGCCGTCATCTGGCTCTTCCTCTTTCTCTTCCTTGTGATCCTGAGGCGGTTTGTTGTATGCACCAAGAAACTCTAGGTCCACGGAAGCCTTCTCGATCTCCATCTGCAACTGGAACAAGATGTTCGTAGCCTCGTGGGCTAGGTGAAACAATCCGCTCTCGTCGTCGATCAGTTCTCCGCAATCACGGCTCCGCTTGTGACGACGTGCAGCTTGGTCGTAGCGCTCAGATTCTACTGTCTTCCAGCCAGCACGCTCGTACTTCTCTGCGCCGTAGTCCAGTACCCGATTAACCAGATACAAGGCACCTGCTAGGTCTTGTTCGAGCAGCAGCGGGTTAGATTTCCCGCCGTCTGCTTTGTTCATTTGATCGTTCATTACATGTTTTCCTTCTGTCTAAAGATCGCGGCTTCCATGTCTTGCACTATTTCATAGAAATCTGTTCCGTAGGTCTCTCGTTTCAATTCTTCAAGATACGGTATGATTTCCTTATACATGAATGCGTGCAGACTGTCTTTAGCCCCGCGCTTCTTGTGCATAAGTTCCTCTGGATTGTCAGTTGAGTGGAAGTCCACAGCAAGCCGTGCCTCCATCACGAACCTCTGCTCAACAACATACATCGAAATTGTATCCGGTTCACGTAGCCGGTATTCGACGAAGGGTTTAGTTGGCCGTGGTCTTTTAATTCCTGTTGATCTAGTCTCGAAATTCATTTCATGATCCACTTCGTATAGAACAGATGTGATGCACCGCAACCTAATGAGCCGCCGATGGCAGCACAGAAGAACGTCGCGATAGGTGAGTCCGTGTTAGCTACAACGTAGATGAACACGAATTGAGTGATGCTGATGAACCATGAGTTCAGCATAGCAAGTATCCAGCGGTCATCCCGCAAGAGCTTGCTGTTCATCACTAGGGCGAAGACCGCGCCGAATTGCGCGATCCCTACCAGTGCTAACATCATCATAAGTTCCTCTCCCATGCGTCTATATGCAGATAGTCGGGGTACATCTGACGATAGACTCGTTCCAACCCGACCCACGTACCGGACCATTCCACTTCTAGTCGTAGCGTACCTTCTCGTAGGGTGATCTCTACCATGAACTTGCTCATTTGATATGCCCCAACTGTATCGAGAGGCTATCAAAAATCGACGTACGTGCGTTGTCAGAGCGCTCAACGTGAGCGAATAGCAACTGAGCAGGTTCTCCGTCGTAACCTACGATACCGGAGTATTCCTCACCGGATCGGCTGTCACCGAAGAACGCGCCGTTCACGACCAGTCGGTCGTTATTGAAGCGACAGATGTTGTGCTTGTCACCCATGCGGAAGAACGTGATGAACTCTTTGATCTGGTCGATCCGGTTCCCTACGTGCTTCTTCATGGCCGCACCACTCGTGGCAACACCAACACCGTGTTCGTACAGCACCTTAGCGCCGTAGATTTCGTGAATGTGAAAGCTACCTTCTGGGATAGAGAAGTTAGCCTTCACACCCGCGGCCTCACACAGCATACGTACAGCGTGGTACATAGGCCATGACAGATGCTCACGTCCCGGCTTGAACATGTTCAGTCCGTGGTCGTCGTGGTCGTGGTTGCCTGTGATCATGATGACGTCGAGCTCAGCGAACTTGCTGAGGTGCTTGATCACCCGATTAAACAGCAAGTCGATGCCGATCTTCATCTGATCAGCGGTGCCGATGTCACATGCGCGGCCTGAGTTACTGTGCTTCTTGTCGGACTCAATGATGTCACCGAGAACCGCGAGCACGATCTTGTCGATGCGGAAGCCGGAGTCGATATACGAGAACAGGCGCTCGGTTACAACCTCCACCCACTCGTTGACGCGGCGCTGGGCAACGTCTGTGTCGTAGTCATCCATGAGCTTACCGATCTGTAGGTCAGAGAACAACAGTTCGATTGTAAGCCCCTTAGCGTTAGGGTAGGTCTTACGGGGTGGTAGGACATACAAAGGCACGCTAGCTGCGCTCACAGCGTCGCTGATGGCGTCTAGCACCTCTTCTGTCGTCAGTTGTGCGTCGAGTGTATTCCGTTGTTGCCGACGCAAGGCGTTATTGGTGTTCGTGAGGTTCCGGTTCACGCGGACTAGGTCAGCTTGATCCATGATCGTCTTAGTGAAGTCATCCTCGATGGAGTTCACCCAAGTCTGTAGGTTCTGCCGAGTGACCTTAGCACGGTCGCCGCGGTTCTTATTCATGACCGATGCAGCCTCTACCAATACGCCGCCAGCCATTGCTACAGCGTATTCGATCTCTTCTGCGGTCCATTCAGTTCGTTTACCCATTATTGCTCTCCTTCGTAGACTAGCCTACTGATTTCGTCTGGGCCTTCAGTAACCCAGAGCGTGTGTTGTTGATACATATTCAATGCAGTCAGCCCCATACTAGGTACGTATATAGCTGATGTAATATACCGAGGATTGACTGCTGCCTCGCATATAGTACCGTCCTTGTCTTGTTTAGTGAGATTGATTAACATTTTTCTGCTTTATTCTCCGAGTGCAACAGGTACGTCGTCGTACCGTGCGATTTGTGGTTTGAAGTTGACGGTTGCCCGTGGATCACCAGCAGCACCGTCGCGGCGCAGCTTGTTCTTTGGTAGACTGACGTAGCGCAGTCCAGCTAGGTTAGGATCGTTGCTTGAGCCGATCATCAGCTGATAGTCGCACGCACCCTGCTTACCCGTCTTGCTGTCCTTCAACATGCCAAGAGTAGGGAATTGCAGACCGTCGCCCTCGTTGCTGATCTGTGACGTAGCCATGCCAATGATGTCGTACTTGACACCGAGTTCACGGGCCCAGTCGTACATCAACTCAAGTCCGAGGTCAGTACGCGCTGCGTCACCGAAGCCCCTGATCTTGTCGATCATATCGTACACCACGATACCGGGATTGTTCGCCCGTATCAGGTTCTCAACCGCGTACGTATCGAGGCCGTGAATGTCCACAATGCGGATGCGATGCGGATCACCCACGACCTCAGAGTATAGATCGAGAATGTTGGTGCCTGAGTTGCGCAGTTCAGTGATCTCTGTCAGGGTCATCCCTAACGCAGCTTGAATCAAGCGCAGGTAGATCACTTCACCTTTGCCCTCGTTGTTCAGCCACAGCACACAGCGATCGGCCGGTAGCTGAGGGGCCATGAATGTGACTTCACTAGCGAGTAGCGTGGTCTTACCTCGGTCAGGGCGTCCAGCCCAGATACCGAAGTCACCGCCACGCAGGGCACGCATACACTCGTTCAGACATTCCAGACGGAAGCTGACGCCGTTGTCAACCGCTCGCTGATCGAGTAGGCTGTCGATGTCGATCTGGATATAGTCCAGCACCTTCACATCGGCGTCCTTCTCGAAGTCGTTAGCGATCTCTCTGATCTTAGCGTGAATGTTAGGCAGATCGCCTTGGTCCCACTGGTGCAGTGCGTTGGCTAGGTCTGTGCCTAACCGGAGTTCCAACATGCTGAGCATGATGCCGCTACGTTCCTCTGGCGTAACGTCTTGTTCGATTTTGTTGATGATGCCTTCATAGGCCCGTGCTTGATCGTCAGCCAGCTTAGGGTGCTGGGAACGGAACACGGGCAAGAACGCTTCCATGTCGATCACGTCTGCCTCAGGCATACGCTCGAAATAGACACCGAAGTCGGTGATCAGGGCTAGGGTTTGAGGATCGAGCGCCGCCTTGGGCACCCGACCTCTGATCCTGTAGTAGTCCTCGCGATATTTCAGAATCCTAAGTAAGCTAAGGTCTAGCATTAACCGCGATCCGGCCCATAAAGTGCTTCGCGGTGGCCCTCTTCACGGCCCTCGTCGTAGCCCTCTTCGTAGCCGTGACAACTGCCGACGTCGTAGCCCGCGTCGTAGCCCTCTTGGTAGCCC